TCAGTTGAAAATAACTTTTGTAAATTTAATAAATACATTCTACTTGCTTTGTGGTCTCCACCACTTACAGTTTTGAATGTATCTAATTTTTCTACAATGGTTCTTAAAACATCTGTCTTAAAAACTAAAGTACAAAATTCATTATCACCAACACAGAGATTATGAAACCAGTAGTCAGCTTCGGTTGCTCTGATACCTGATGGCTTACCCCATGACTCATATTCAATACATATGTTTCCGGATTTCTGCCATAAATCTTTCTCAGATTTAACCTCAATTTTTTTATCTGTTAACATCTCTGCTATTTTATCTTCTCGTATTGTACCATATTCTAGGTCAATGTCAAACTTTTTTCTGTTTTCTTTAGTGGGTTTCACTCCAATTATCTCCTATCTTGTATTCACCATCCATCGGACAGCGAAGGTTAAAATGTTTACCTGCTTCAATAATACTATTAACAGCAAGCTCTCCTACAAACTCAGCTTGGGTTTCTTTAACTTCTATTTGCCACTCATCATGTATGTTAGCAACAAACTTATAGTCAATCGTATTTAGTTTTAAAAGACTATCTAAAATAGTTAGTCCTTTTTTCATTAAGATTGCTCCACTACCCTGCAATAATGTATTAAGTGATGCATGTTTATGTCTCAATAAAAGTTTTCTACCATCTATTCCTTTAAGGTATTTTTTTTCTGCTGCTCTTTCAACCCTGCTCTTAAGAGTTGCAAGTGCAGGGAGACTACTAAGAAAGCGTTCTCGCAACTTTCTACCTGCTTCTCTGTTTCCATTAATAATGCTTCCAATTTTTGCGTCTCCTGCTCCGTAAATGAGGGCATAGATGAAAGTTTTTGCCTCGTCTCTTGATTTAAGTCCAGCAAAGTTTTGGTTAGCTGTATGAATGTCTCCGTTAATAATTTCATTTATGTAATCCTCGTCAGCCATGTAGTGTGCCAACATTCTAAGTTCTAATCCACTTGCATCTACACCTACAAGTTTGTACCCTTCCGGTACTATCCAACATGACCTACACTCTTTACCATACGGATTATAAAAGGCAGGTACTTGAGCCATGTTAGGACTTCGGTGTGCCATTCTACCGGTGATAGCACCAGTACATATGACTGAACCATGTACTCTTCCATCATCTTTAAGTGCATCAATCCATGATGAAACTTGAGCTGAACGTTTTTGTAAAAGTAAAAACTCTGCAATTAATTTAGCTTCTCTAATATGTTTTACTTTATTTAAGGTTGTTTCATCTACTATAGGTTGACCTGTCGGAGTAAACTTGTTTGGTTTCCAACCAAAGTCTTGTAAGTATTCTCCTATCTGTTGTCGAGAACCTAAATTAAATTCTCGTAGTTGTTTTCTTACAAAAGGTTTCATATTTCCTGATGCTTTAATCTCTTCATACTCATATTCTGTGAGCCCAGATTTAGAAAGCAGTCCATCTTTTTTAAGTTTAGGTGTTATTGTTTTTATAGCAATCCATTTAGGTTTAAATGTTTCATGTACTTCTTTTTCAACCTCAGATTTTCTTTTGTTTAAACTACTTAATAAAAACATAGCTTCTTTCTCATCAAAAAGAAATCCATTTTCATATTGTTGTTGTAATACTTGTGTTGTTTCGTGCTCCAACAAAATACATTCTTTTGTAAAACCAAGAAATTCTTTTTTTAAATAATTAAATAATGTTTTATTTATTATTGTATCTTTTTTACACCGGTTTAACATATCTTGAGAGAACTGTGTCCAATCATCATGCTCTTGTTTTTGTGTGCCACCTAAACGATACCCCCATTTTTCAAGGCTATGACCACCCTCTCTAACGGGGTTAGCTAAACGAGAAAGGATAAGGGTATCAATTACTTTGTTAGTGTCGTACAAATCTATGTTGTATAGTTTTTTAATTAATGGAATGTCATATCCTATTATGTTATGACCAATAATTTTATCAGCTGTTTGTAATAACTTTATGCCCTCGTTTATTTTATCGGGTCCAAAAGAATAAACTTTATCGTGTTCATCTATAGCAACAATACACCATATCGTGTCGGCTTCAAAAAGAAACCCGTTTGCTTCAATGTCAAATACTAATTCCATATTTATCTCCTAGAAAGGACACTTGTCCTCTGTTGTTTTAGACTGTAATAATTCTACATCTTCATACTCGGTAAGTCTACCGGTGTCTTTATTATACACTAAAGAAGTAGCGTTGCCAACATCTCCTGTGTATCTAGATTTTAAAACACGAAGATTTGTAGTTCGAGACTCTAAATCATCATCTGATTGTTGATTTCTTTCGAGAGCTATAACACAATCGGATAGTTGAGCAATGCTATTAGAGCCACGAAGATGTGAAAGACTAACAGTTACTCCTTGCTCATGTCCTTTGTTACCTTCTACTCTACGAAGATGAGACACTAAAATTATACCTGCTCCTGTTTCTTCTACCATACTACGAAGTCTAGTCATAATACTGTCAATGGCTTTGCGTTCATCACCATCAATCATAGAACTTACAAGCATATGTAAATGGTCAACGACCACCCACTTGCAATCACAACCCACAATAAGATATCTAAGTTTAGCAAAGATTTCTTCGATGTCGTTTGAACCAAAGTGAGCATGAATAAATACCCTATCCGAACCAAACACATTGTTAAACATTCCTGTTAGTTTTTCTTGTGGATAATCATTACGAATACTATCAATATAAAGTTTATCGTTAGCTTCAATAGAAAGTATACCATCTACAGTACGCTTCCAGTCCTCTTCTAAAGCAATAACACCTACATTATCGTCTGTTTGTTTGATGAGCCAGTGTTCTATTTCACGGGTAACACTAGACTTTCCAAGTCCTGTGCCACCTGTTAAAGTTACTAACTCTCCTGCTCTTAAACCTAAAAGCTTTTTATTTAAGCCGTCCCAAGGATAAGGAACACTCTTTGTGTGCTCTCTATTTAAAAAGTCTTCTTGTCTATCAGCAACTCTAATGATACCACTAGGTGTATAAACTTGAGCATCCCACCATGCTCTTGTAAACTCTGCATGTCTACCTTTGTTGAGCATATCGTTGGGGTCTTTGAAGCCGTTGGGAAGCGAAACAATCTTTGCTTTTCCCGGTTTTAATATCATAGCTACTTTCTTAGCGGCTTCTTCTCCTGCTTTATCTTTGTCAAAACATATGACAACATTATTAAAACTTTCTACATACTCTATGCTTTCTTTGATGTCGTTGACTGCTGAAGCAGCACCACGTTTGATAGAAACTACTGCCCATTTACTACCAAGTAGTTCGTATGTAGCCATAGCATCACACTCACCCTCGACAATGGTTAAGTATTTACCACCTTCTTTAAAAAGTTGTTGTCCAAACAAACCTGAACCTTGTATTGTGCCCTCAAAAGAAAAGCGTTTGTCTTTTATGTATCTAATTTTAGTAGCACACAGCTCATGGTTAATGTAGAAAGGATATCTATGCTGAGCTAATTGCCCTGCATTATCGTATACAACTTTGACACCGAACTTTTCGGCAGACTCTTTAGATATATTTCTGTCTGAAAGTTTAGCGAACACACCACCATGTGCATTGACAGCAGGTGTAGCTGGTGTTTGTATTTTATCCATAGACATTACTCCTGTTGAATATTTTGGAAAGAAAGAATTACAACTAAAACATTTAGCTGAGCCGTCTTCGTTGACAGACACAGCATCACTGCTCTTGCATTGTGGACAAGGCACGTGATATTTAACAAATTTACTTTGTTCCATAGTTTCCTCCTATTATAAATAGAAAAGGCTTCCTAAAATAGAAAGCCTTTAATGGAGATAAGATGTTAATTAAGACTCGGCTTCTATATTAACATCAACGATGTCGGCTTTAATTATTGCTTCGTCTCTATCAACCAGCAACTTTTCTAAGTTAGCTCGATGTGTTCGGCTGGCAAAATCTAAAGCCTCAATGGTAACCTGTAGATTACCAACTTTTTGTACGATAACAGTAGCTTCCTGCTTTATTGCATCGTCTGTGATTTTATTTACATCAAATAAAGTTTCTCCTTCTTCATTGTTTATAGTAATAATCATATTAAAATTCCTCACCATCCCCGAAAGGGTTTAGTTCAGAACCATCTTGAGATTTAAGAGCAACTAAATCAAGCACTTGCATAGCTTGGAAGTCTAATCCTTTGAAGCTACCATACTTGTTGTCAGTTTCCCACTCATTATACTGTACCTTTACAGTCGAACCATTACCAATTATGGTATCCATAGGTTCTTTATTCTTATCGAAAAGTTTCGGGGCGTTTCGTACCATACCATTCGGTCCGTTTACTTTACGCTTAATAGTTAATGCTCGACCAATCGGTGTTGCATTCCCACCCTCATCTTTTACAGATAATTCTTTAACCTTAAAGCCTCGTGCTTCAAAGTCGTTAGCAACATCATCCTCAACTACAACATCGACTGTATACACAGGCTCGAATGTAGTGTTCGGGGTTGTTACTGATGCCCAATAGGCTTTTCCTTCTAATACTGCCATATAATCCTCCTTTAGATTGGCGTTTTAATAAGTGCATTATACACTAATTAACTTTAATGTCAAGTAAAATATCTTTTAATGTTACTAAAGGATTTTTAAATAAGGTTACTAAAAACTTTTCGCCTTGTTTATTAACATCATAAGATACTTTATTGTCATAAAATTCTTGGTAGTTTTTAGATACATAATCTTCAAACTGTCTTAATTCATCTCGGTCAAAGGAAGCCGTTGCTTCTTCTTCTAACATTCTATCGTATAAATAATTCATCGTTCTCCTTAAATATTAATTGTAAATGGAAGAGTACAACCATTAATTGTTGTGGGTTTATCAAATGTTAAATCCATTACATAATTAAATGTTGCTGTTTTAACATTGCTAGGTACTCGACCATCATATTGCACATTGATTACATTACCTTCAAACAAATCATATATCACAGTAAATTTTAAATTTCGTTTTATATTAATGCGTTGGATATAATCCCCATAAGGTTTAGGTGAGCTAGCTTTTGGACAGACAGCCAAGATAACAGGTTCTGTTATTGTCTCTGGCTCTGGTAGTATCTCTGGTTGTGCTGTAACGTGTGTTCCGGTGAGCACTCCTAACCCTGCGTTAACGCCTAAGTCTTCAACAGGTTCAGGCTCTACAGTCTCAGGCTCAACTACTACCTCTGCATTTAATTGTTCATCTAACTCTTTTAAGATACGATAAATCTCTGAATTAGTTTCATCCATTGCATCTAATCTATCTGATAGCCCAACTAAAGAATTACGATAGCTTTCTCTGGTTGCTTGGATAAGTTCTGCATTACTATTAACGCTGTCGAACTCTTCGTTTAGCGACAAAAAAGATTGGTTCAACCTATTAAGTCCTGCTTTGTTCTCACTAATTCCTCCAGCTATGGTTGTTATTATACTGTAAATAGAAACCATACAGGTCACCATCACAATCCCAAATACTATTTTAAATTTCATTTGCCTTGTCCTCTATATTTTTTATAGTTAGCTTTTTTATTTTTGTTCATGGTTGAGGTGCTAACATTCCCCCCGCCTTGACTTGTCTTCTTACCCTTGCCTTGAGTAGCAGAAGCATACGCTGTTTTATTCCACATCTTAGGCATATCTATTTTCCTCTAAGGTTGCTTTGCGTTTGTCTCTAAACTCTGTAACCCTTCGACCATCTGCATAGTCTACAGTTTGTTGCGACCACAAACCATCTTTGTATCTTGTTTCAATAGAGACAATTTGTTTAGCTTTTTTTTCTAAATCAAGTATCTCTCGTTGCTGTTCAACAGCCTCATAAAATTCAGTCATTGTTATTCTCCTTTTGTTTTTTAAGTTTCATTAACTCGCCCCACTTGTAAAACTTCTTAGTCTCTGCATCCCAAAAGTTTCCTCGTTGAGTGTCGCCTGTTGGTTTAGGTTCTATTTTGTCTTGGTCAAGTAAGTACATAAATAAAATACCTATACTTCCAGCTAACACAAAACATATTACTGCTATTATTACTTCCATAAGTCGTGCTCTTTAAATAAAAAGATACATTGTATCATTATTCTTCTAAGCTGTCAAGTCTACTTTCTAATTCATCTACTCTACTTGTTAAATCATCTACTATATTTTCAAGACAAGCGTTGTCATTTTCTACCTGAGAAATATCAGATGCTTGGCTATCAGTTGTGTATTCTAACTCATCTATTTTTTCTGACAAGTCTTGGATGATATCATCAAACTTATCCTCGAGTTTTTCTAAGTCTGTTAGTGTTCTTTCTTTTGTTGTATACATTATCCTACT